GGCATTGTATCTTTGCGTTCTATACTCATCTACAGTATGAATATTACCACCAGGTTGAACATTTTTAGATACAAATTGACTAGGTTGTTGAGATATACTGTCATACATTCTTTTAAGTTTATTTCCCCTTTCACCCATGTAAGTTCCACCAGCAGGAACTTCATTTCCCTCCCCTATCATTCCACCATTTGCAAAAGCAGGAAGAACTAATCCACCACCAGAAGCAGTCTGAACATTCTTTGCTAGTTTAGGTTTATTTGCATTAGAACCACCATACTTTTTGTTTAATGACAGGAAGAAATTAGATCCTAATGCATCTACTGTTTCCTTGTTAATCACAACTTCACCTGGTCGAGCAGCAATCAACTGAGTATCAACTCCTGCTCCTCTAATATCAGTTCCACTTGCTGTGGTAACTTTTCCACCTTTACGGAAACCATAAGACTTAGTTTGTCCTGTATCCATTCGATACAGTTGCTCTTTTGCCTCTGCGTCTTGTCCCGTTAATCTCTCATAGAAATTTGGATTATTTGCTTTTCTTTCAAGATCTGCTCTTACTTTATTCGTTCCTTTTTCTGCAACTGCTTTATCGGTCTTTCTTTCTTGCTCATCAACTGTTTGTGGGAATAGCTTAGGTATTACTGCACCAGCAGAAAACAATGCTGCCCCAGCTAACAATGGATTTTTTGCCATCGCGGTGAGTAATTTTGGAACAACCGAAATTGCCATTCTGGCTGTCCACATTCCAATCTTAGCAATAAATCCTATGGCAAATCTAGTAAATGAATTACCAAAAATTAAATATGCTCCAAGAAGTGCTGGCCACCAATCCTTTAAGAATCTACCAATACTTTGTATTTTACCTTGATTTGATGGATCTCCAATCCAATCCATCAATTTAACAAACGCTCTTCCTAAAAAGAGAGCAGTCAAATAATTCAAAATTCCATCCAGTATATTACTGAATGGTTTTACAGTTTTGTCAAATGCCTTTTTAATTTTATTATCTTTCTCTTTCTCAACCTCTTCTTCTTTTCCTGAACGTTTTTTATTTTCTGCCCCTAGTCTTTGAAGTTCTGCTTGTTTGCCAAAGAACTTATTTTGATCACTTAGAGTGTTGAAGATTGAATCAACAGTTTTTCTAATTGCTCTAACATTTTTTTCAAGACTATCAGATTCCAAAAGACCAGTTGCTCGTTTTAGAGTTACATCTTTTACATTAACCTTTATGACCTCTGGATCTTCTTTTGTTGGTGGTTTAAGTGCAAGAGGAGAAACTCTTGTTCCTGGCAACATTTTAATACTTGGGCCACCTGGTGGTGGAGTTCCAGTTCCATCAGTCCCAGATCCACGACCTACCTGTGTTTTTGGTCCACTTTCAACACCTAAGAAATTTTCTATAAAATTCTTAAAAGCAACTTTATCTCGACTTGCTTTAAAGGCTTTCTTTCTCTCTTCGGGTGTTAATTGCTCACCAGCAATAGTTCCCTCAGTAGCAATTTCTTTACGAAGTCTTTCAAAATTTTCAGCACCAAAAAACTCTTTGGGATCGACTGCACCGCCCCTAACGGTAACTTTTCTTTTTGGTGGACGACCCCTAAAACTTGCCATTAGAATGTTGAATGCTTCGCGTGTTCCTGCTTCATTTTCTCTTCTTCAATATGATTTTTAAGGAAAGTGACGTAAATATCCCGTTCCCAGGGAATCATATTTTCAATTTCAGTCAAAGAATATTTATGGAACTGCATTAAGGAAAAATTCAACTCATAGTAGTTCATCAGATCCATGTGGATCATTCCTAACCGAAAAAACTGGCAAGACCCTCCAATACGACAACACTACTTTTTCCCGTGTTTGGATTTTTTACTTTCACATCATGACTGAGTTTTGGCATTGTTTCAAAGAATGATTCAATACCTTTAAACTGAGTAGAATTCATTGATTCAAGGAAATCAACAATTTCTTGTTTTGTACAATCAGCAGCCGCCCATGCCTCCTCCTCGGTATAGATTTTATCTACACATGAAGCAATTAGTTCAAAGGATTGATCCATTTGATTTCCTTCTTTGAAATCAAAGTTTGCTTTTATAAATTGATCAAGAGATGGATACTTCATTTCCACCATGATTGAATCATCAACCTTAAACTTGGTTGTATGTTTTGGATCTTTTTTAACCTTAATATCTTCCAGATTAATCTTTATTGGAACCTGAGTCTCTTCATCATCGGGACAAATAATATTAACTTCAACTTCTTCTCCAACAGATTTTCCACGAATATTAAGGAAGAGATATTCAATATCAAAAGTTGGCAGATCTTCTACCTTAATTCCTTTTGTTTGAATACAATTTTCGATAACAGTTTTTACTGCTCTTGTAATTTCCTTTGTGTCTTCTGTTTCCATTGCCAGAACAAGAAGTTTCTCCTCTTTAACAAGAAAAGGTCTGAATTCGATCTTTTGTTCTGTGGATGGCAAAGTCAACTCGTATGATGGTGTTGCAATTTGTGGTAAAGGCATGATGTCTTATAGAATGTTCGGTGTGATTATTTATAGAGGTTGTGCCAGAAGGTCAAGTGTCTACTTCGTCTTCTTTCTGACCAATTTATACAGTATAATATATGAGTAAATAAACAACCCCCAATGAAAAAACTTCTTCAATTTTACCTTGCCTCTTCAGTTACTATTACGACTACTGCAACAGTGGCTTGTTTTTATTGGTATATTCCAGAGTATTATACCGCAGTAAAAATTGATAGGGATTACCCAGAAAGGGCTGCTATTCACCGAACAAATGCTCTCTGGTTGGGTCTTTGGGGAGGAATCTATGGTTTAACCGGAGTAACTGCCGCAACAGGATTGGCACTTTCTCTTTCCAAATCAAAAAAAGAAAATTGAAAAGAGGGGCATATGCCCCTCTTTTTTTATGCAAAATCGGAAGGAGTAAAGTTCGTTGCATCCTGTGCTTTTTGTCCAGGTCCTTGCTTAAATTGAATGTTTCCACTACCGTCAACAGACCTTATAATACCATTATTATAATATTCATTTGTGACCACAATAGACGTTTTAGAAGTATCAGATGGTTGTGGTGGAGTTGGTGTCGGTGCTGTCGGTGTCGGTGCTGTCGGTGTTGGTTCTGTTGGACGAGGAGCGTTAACTGGATTAAGAAGATAACGAGTAAAGTTAAAGTTTATTGTACATTTTAAAAGTTGTGATGAATCATAACTCAGAGACATTGAATTAATTGAAGCAGGATATGCATCTAAGAATTTATATCTTGTATAAACAGATCCATAATCTTTTTCAAATTTATTGATGTAAATTGTTGAAGCATATTGAGATCTAAATCTAAATCTATGATTGTATGTGGACAATTCAACAGTACTAGAAGTGGATTCACCAACCATTGGTTCACCAGCAATATAACGAATCCATCCTTCAAAAAATTTTATTTGAGCATGATCATGATTTACATAAAACGTGAGACTTAAACTGTCGTCATATGACTTTCTATATGCAATTTTTTCAGTGACTCCAATATAATCATCTGTTAACTCATGAGTCATTAAAGCAGAACCAGGCAAAGAAGCTTCTGAGCAGGATAAATTTATGATATCTTGAAGATATGCATTCGAGTAAAACTTTTGTGGTGCTTTCCAAGAAGGAGGTTGTATTTCAACCGCATAATGTGAAGTGAGTGAGGGATTAAGCAGTTTTGTTTTAATCTCACTCATGAGTTTAGCGACTGGTGCTGCCATCTAAATACTACTGTTCCCTTTATATTATATGTAGGCATGAGAGAGGAAGGTAAATTCAGGCAAGGACGATTTCATTTACAAAACCCTGAAAAGTACCTTGGAAATGTTAATAATATCATTTATAGAAGTTCATGGGAGTTGAGATTTTTGAGATGGTGCGATCAGAACATCAACATCTTAGAATATGGATCGGAAGAATTCTTCATACCTTACATATCTCCAATTGATAATCGGATTCATCGTTATTATCCAGATTTCATCATTAAAGTTAGACATAAAGATGGATCTATAAAAAGATATGTGATTGAAGTAAAGCCAGATAAACAAACTCGACCACCAAAACAAGGAAAAAGAGTCACCAAGTCGTTCATATATGAAACAAAAACATACGCCATCAATCAAGCAAAGTGGACTGCTGCACAAGAATGGTGTAAAGATAGATTATTAGAATTTAAAGTAATCACAGAAAAAGAATTAGGTATCAAATAAAATGTCAGCAAGATTTGATCTACTATCTAAAAAAATTGATAGAAAATTAGATCCAGACGATATCATGCTTGATATTATGGAAATTTACAATGAGACTGAACTGATACCAGAAGTTGGAAAACATTATACTTTTGTTTACTCTCCAAAAACATCAGACATCATATATGATGAATATCCGTTAGTTGCTGTTTTCTCTGTTGAGAAATGGGGATTCAAAGCTCTCAATTATCATTGGGGTGCAATGAGAAACTATACATGGGTGGAAGTTGCTGGATATTTACACATCATTCCAAGCGAAGATGTTGGAAAACTTCGAGCAGTTCCATATCGTAATTTCAAAACATCACTATAAATAAAACAAAAACCTCATAAAATGGCAGAGAATTTACGATACCCAAAGAGACAACTCAATTCGGGTAATTTTCAGAGTGATTATATACGATTTTCAATCTTCGAATACAAGGGCAGTGCGGTCACTATCGCTGATACCTTCGCAACTGTAACTGCAAGAAAAGGAGCACCAAAAGGAACAATCGCTTTACCAATCCAATCAACAATTTCGGATCAAAACCTTGTAGATTGGCAAGACGATAGATTAGATTTTATTAAAGTAGCAGCAGCTGATGCCGGTTTAGAGTTCATGACAACTGGCGGAGTAAGAAAAAGTGCATCTTATATTTCAGCTGCAATAAAAAAAGCAACTGGTCAGACCAAAGACGGACAAACTCCTGCTGGTAGGTTAGTATCAACAGCACTATTAGAGAATGCTCTTGGTGCAAATTTACGTTCAAGATTTTCAGGAGAAGTTATGAATCCTAACTTAGAACTCCTGTTTACTGGACCAACATTGAGAACTTTTAATTTTAGTTTTTTTATGTCAGCAAGAAGTCCAGAGGAAGCAACTGAAATTAAAAAAATTATAAACGCTTTTAAGAAAAATATGGCACCAAAAACAACTGAGTCTCTTTTCTTAAAATCTCCAAATATTTTTGAAATAAAGTATATGAATGGAAAAGGGCGGCAAGTCCACAAATCTTTAAATCAAATAAAAATTTGTGCGCTTCAATCTTGCAGTGTTAATTATACCCCAGCAGGAACTTACAGTACGTTTGGAGACACTGATAACACAATGACTGCTTATAGTATGATTCTACAATTTGTAGAACTTGATCCTATCTACGATAAGGATTATGATACTCATCCAATAGGTTACTAAGATGGCATACTACTTTCGATCAATTCCAGATATTGAGTATGTCAATCGTTTTCCGAATGCAAAACTATCGGAATATATTCGTTCAAAAAATATTTTTACAAGAGTCAAAATAAGAGATGAAATCTTTCAAAATATGATGTACTTTACTAAGTACAGTATTATTGGTGACGAAAGACCAGATAATGTTGCATACAAATATTATAATGATCCTACTTTTGATTGGATGGTTCTTTTATCCAATAATATCACTAACGTTTATAATGAATGGCCTTTAACTCAACAAGCGTTTGATACATTTCTTCTTGAAAAATATGGAACATATGATAAGATGAACGAAGTTCATCATTATGAGACGGAAGAAGTTTTAAATTCGATCGGGTTAAGAATCTTAGAAAAAGGACTTAGAGTCCCATCAAATTATTCAGTATCATTTTTTGATTCTGGTCTTGGCACTGAGGTTATAAAAACTGGAATTACAAATCCAGTGACTAATCTGGACTATGAAATCAAAAAAGAAGAAACAAAAAGAAATATCTATTTGATTCGAGACACCTATGTAAGTATGATCGTTGATGATCTTGTAAATGCTCTTGAATACAAAGAAGGTTCCACCCAATTTGTGAGTGAAACCTTAAAGAGAGTCGATAATATCAGACTATTTCAGTAATTAACTGTCTGCCAGTTTTTGGAAATAGGAAAGAGTATCGTCGTCATCTTCTTCAACCGCAGAACGAGACAGAGAACTTATTTTTTGACTCAGTTCTTCGGGAAGTTCAGATTCTTCGGAACGATTGAACTTAGGAGTGAAAGACCTTGCTTCAACTTCCTCTTCTTCAACGTCCTCATTGTAGGAACTTGAATTAGAACCCTTTTGACCAAGAACATCTTTCAGACGTGCTTCAAGTTGCTCATACGTCTTGAATGAAGAAGGAGAAACAAACTCATCGAGTGAGTATTCTTTTTTCCAAAGTGCTTCCAGAGCATCATCATCATCCAGCAGCGGAGAAACACGATCAAACTCAGACTTGTCGTAGTTCCAATAGCCGTCAACCTTTCGGATTTTCAGTTTAAAGTTAGCACCTTGCCAGAAATCAAAAGGATTGATAGGAGTTTCATCTTCAAACTCAGGTTGCATCGATGCCATGATCTTATCAAAGATCTTCTTGCCGTATTTGAAGAGAAATACTTTACCCTCATTTGAAGGATTGGCATTATCTTGCACAACATAGATGTTTGAATAGTAAGACAGTTTACGCTTCTGCTTACGCACAACTTCTTTGTTTGCTTCGCTTCCAGTATTCCAAAGTTCGCGGTTGTATTCACCCACAGGATCCTTCTGACCAATCGTGGTCAGAGAGTTCTCAATATACCAACCACCAGGACCTTGGAAAGCGTGAGAGTATACCTTTGCCCAAGGAAGATCTTCACCCTCAGGTGCAGGCAGGAAATGAATCACAGCATAACCATTACCAGTCTTATCCAGTTCTGGTTTCCAGAGACGCTCATCTGCACCACTGGTAGTATTGCTCATCTTCTCTACTTCTTTGACCAGTTTCTGAGTCAGATTACCGAGAGAAGATTGTTTTTTAAGAGCAGCAAAAGACATTCGGATTACCTCGTATTTGATGGATTTGGTTTTTGTGTACCCTGTTACTATATCAGGAAACTTCGCCTTTGTCAATCTGACCACGCATGACGCTGATCATTTTACTCATGTTAGCAAAGATCACATTCATGTCAACATTTTCAGGAAGTCCCATCAAAATTGCGGATTCAATAATTTGTTTTTTCATGCGAATCGCTTCTGGATCATCAGAAAGGATTAAACGAGTATACATAATCCTTTGCTTTTCAAGAAGTTCTTCAAGCAAATTCACATGTTTAATTTTATCTTTCGTGGTCATACCAGGAAACTTAAACACACTCTCATAAATTTCTTCTTGAAGTTCCGTAATTTTAGCAATTTCAGCGCGAATTACTGCTGAATCAAAAAAACTCATTTTCCTCCTAGAACAAATTCCTTTAAAATATGAGTATAACGTTGTATATCAATATTTAGAAAGGGTTTATACTTTTTTATTCGTCTTGATACTAAGTTCCAAACAGGATCATCAAGTCTTTTATCATAAACACTCGAAAAATCTAAAATACTATTTAAAATCATAAAAGTTTCAAGTGAAATATTTGATTGTAGATACTCTTTAAGAATCGGTGGATGTCTTCCTCTTTCAATAGCAAACATTTTATCAAAATTCTTAGAGTCAAAAATTGACTCCGATTCTTCCTTAAAAGTATATGCGAGAGATTGAACTCTCTTTCTCCAAGAAACATAATTAGTTTCTCCGTTCTTGATAATTTCACCTATCCACATTCTTTCGGGATCATCGCAAGAAACAAAATTGGCAACAAAAAAGTCTAAAATCTCTCGATCTGGTTTTTGTCTTGATAACTTTTCAAACCAATAGCGATCTCTCCTTTTATAAAAGGATTGAAGAGATGCTCGACTTTTTCCGCAATACTTATGATAGTCGTAATTATCTTTGCAGAAGTGTTGCTTCATGGAAAGATAAGTCTTATAGCAATCAAATGGAGACATTATGAAAAAACTAATAGAGGCAAATTTTTTCTGGGAATTTTTTTCGACCTAAATGGAATTAAAGAGGCAATTTTGCTCGCGAGGACCTCTTCAAGTAGTTAAATCGCATGGCTTCACCACGAATCTTTTCTTTGAGTGGTTTCGAAATCAGTTTAGGAACAGATTCGATGTCCAAACTATTTTGCTCACAAAAATAAACGATAGCATCAATGTATGTCATGTTCTTATCGTTTTGAACAATTTTTTCAATCTCTTGTGCAAATCTAGACGGGCAATAAAACTTGCTCTCTAAAACTTTTTCAAGTTCTTTTTCCATAGGTTTCCAGTTTGTATTCCACAAACTCTCTAATGTACTGAGCGAGTAATTTAATGTATTTGGTTTTATCATATTCTTCATAAACAACGCATTCTCCGTTTTCACATGCCATAAGGATTAAAAGTTTTTTTACTGGTATGTTCGTCAACTCATAGAACATACAGGCATAAGCTGCCGCTTGAACAAAATAATGATCAATCCAATTTCTTGGTTTTGGTTTCTTAGAAGTTTTAAAGTCAATGATTGCTAGTTCACCATTATATTCAGCAATACAATCGACTGTTCCAGCAACTCCAAGTTTTTTACTAAACAAAGACTTTTCAAGAGCATGAATATTATTAATTTTGTTCAATTCCTTTTTTGAAATACGAAAAAGCATTTCTGAAATGGGAAGAACATCAGTTGGCAAATTATCATTCTTTAAATACATCTCAGTAAGTGAGTGCATATCAGTTCCACGACTTGTTGCCTGACGTGTAATTTTGTCTGCTTCTTCTTGACCGATCTTTCTTCGCCACTCAGCAAAGAATTCTCTATTTTTGTGACTCGTAACTGATGTGATTGATACTAAGCGAAGGAGTTCGTTACCATTTGGAATTTTATAGTAACGAACTCCATCGATTGTTTCTCTTTCAAGACTCGGAAGATCACATTCTACATGATTAAATTTCATATTTAAGTAGTTTCGCTTTTGGCAAGAAGATATTCTTTAACAATTCCTGATCTTACAATATCATCAAGATTAAATTCTATTATATCAAAAGAAGGCATTTTACGCAAAATTTTGATGAAGTCAATAATACCGTTTCTCTCATTTGTTTTGATAAGATCACTCTGAGTGGCATCACCGCAGAACATGATCTTACAATTCTCACCAACACGAGTGATAATAGAATCGAGCTCGTGAAAATTCAGATTCTGAAATTCATCGACGAGAATAATTGAACTGTCAATAGTTGTGCCACGAAGAAATGATGTGCTCCAAAACTTGATTGTCTCTTGATTTTTTAGATTACCATAGAGCATTTCAAATTCTGCATCGGATGTCATCTCAAACATGTATTTCACCATGTTTTTGTAAGGAATTTGATAAAGTGAGGACTTGTCTTCATGATCACCAGGAAGAAACCCAATTTCACGAGTAGAAACAAGAGACCTAACAATATAAACTTTTTCGTAAGGTAACGTTTCATCTAAAACATCTGCAATCGCATTGTAAAGAGTGATAAATGTTTTACCAGTTCCTGCTGCTCCATAGGCAACAATATTTTGACCATTTTTGTATGCATCAAACAGTAGTTGTTGATTTTTGGTAATCGGATCAATATCAATGAGGAAATTATGGTTAATTGGTTTTCTTCTCTTCATCTGTTTCGCTGTCATTCCAACGCCAATATTTTCGCTGGAAACACTTGTTTTCCTTCTTGCCATAATTTCTAACCAATTTTCTTGACAGTGGATCCAGGTGCCTTAGATGCCTTTTCGAGGACATCATTCCACCCTGGATTTTTTTGAATCAACTTATCTCTCCACTCTCCAACCTCTCCGACACCTGGAATAGTTGATAGGTCAGACCAATCTCTATCCCAATCAGGATTATCTTTTTTCCACTGGTCCCAATCATGAACACTCAAAACTACTTCTTTGCGTTCACCAGTTTGTTTGTTAAAAACAGGATAAGTTGCCATTCTTTCTTATAATATGTGTGTTTATTTATTAAGTCCACTCAAGTGCTTTTGAAACGGTTGGAAAATGTTCGCAGAAAATTGCTTTGCACATACTAGCAATTTTCATATGCTCCTGTTGTGTTTCATGCCCACTACGAAGGTCAATATATGTTATCCATGACCTGCAAGATCCGCTCATATAGATGCGTGTGGGCGTCGCTAAGGGCAGTACAAACCTTGCACATTCCTTAGCAACTCCCTGAGTCAATAGAAAATTATATACATCTTGAGCATCACGAAACAAATCTTGTATCATTTTATTCATGGCAAATATTTTTTCTTCCTCAAGGTCATCAGTAGAATTTTGACGATTCTTTGTATCCTGACGACGCAACTCTGGAATTGGGATGTCTGATGCTAAGAGATTAGTATCTGCATAGTGTTGTGAAAATTCTTGGAATGTAAAAGACCTATGATGCAAAATTTGAGCTGCGATTGCTCTCGATGTCTCAATTTCAAGAGTCATAAAAGATTGTTCAAATACAGACCAGTGCTCATGAACAATACAATATTTGAGTAGACCTTCAAATGAAGGATTGTCTTGATTATTTGGATTAGAAACACGAGCAATATATGCCATGTTTTCCTCAGGATTGGGTGTACATTGCACAAATTTAACACTATTCATTCAACACTCCTCACAGTTACTTCTTTTGTATTCCTTACGAATTTTTTTGAGTTGTTTTAATTCTTCTTTGATAAGTTGATAAGTTTATAGGCAGCGTCGCTATCAATTTTATCTCCCATTTCCATAGCAATGATTACATCTACTCTGGTTCCAAAATGAGATAGAGCTTTTTCAAAACAGTCTAAATCTTCATACATTTTTTGATCCTCTACACTGTTCAGCAAGAATGTCTATACGAGCATCTAAGGAATTTTCCATTCGATAAAGTTCATTTGTAGTTCCTACATTTTCTCTTTCCAATTTCTCGATTCTATTTTCCAACTCAATGAGTTTTGTATAAACATTAATATCTTCGACTATTGGTTTTTGTGATGGAGAGAAAAACCACCTAATAAGTTTAATCATTCCAACTTTGTTCGTTCAGGTACATTCTAAAATACTTATCGATGTTTGTACAGTCCTTGTTTCCTTGACTGACCCAGAAATCACAAAACTCAAATACTGCTCTACAATGATCATTTAAGTAATGCATCAAAGCTCGTAAACATTCTGCTCTAATTTGCAATCTTTCCTCTGAATATCTCCAATCGTTTATTGTATTTTCGTTTTTTGTATAAAGACTCTCATTGTTAATCGGGTGCGCCATCGTCCTCGTCGTAAGTTGAGTAGTTTGTTTTGAAACCAGGAAGTTTATTTAAATCTACTGACGTTTTATAAGAATCAACATCAGAGTACACCTCAGATTCTAACGCTTCTACGACAGATTTCAATTGTTTTACAATTTCTTTTAGTTTTTGACGATCCATAATAACGCCTCACTCTTATTAGTTATACAAGATGAACGTTAGAGGATTATTATATCTCTACACATATTATATAGGAAGTTTTGTGTGTATTTCCTGATACAATTTTTAAAATTGTTCTGGATTCTCTTCCAATTCTTTTAGAAGTTTACTAATAATCTCTTCCGTCCCATACATTTGCTTTAACTCAAACATTAGAGACTTCATATATTTTTTAAGTTTCTTATACTTTTTGGTTAGTTTTGCAATCTCATCAAAGTCAACGGTGATTTTTGCATCTTTTCCAACTCTTCCCTCATTAGGAACTCCACCAAATCCCGCACTCATCTTGATTTATTTCCTTTACTAATTTTCTTATTAGAACTCCCCCATACTTTTGGATTTACTCTACCTTCAGATTGTTTAAATCCCTTAAATCCTTCTCTATAT